AGCAAAAACAAGCGATGGACAGAGAAGAACCCGCGGAATCAGAGTGCACCTTAAGAGCTCTTGTAGAAGAGTACAATGGAGCATGCAAGGAAGCACCGAAAGAGATGTCGAAGCAATTCACAGACTACAACACATTCAAAAGGTATACCACAAGCAAGAAGGATCATGCACCCCAGATGAGACTAGTGTATTCAGTGAGAAAACCATGGCCAATCAGCATGACTCCCAGCAAGGAGATCCCTCTGGTGTTCAACGGGACCAAACTAAAAGATACTATCCTGGACCTAGGAGAATCCAAGAGAACCAGGGCAAACATAGTAGTACCAGATTACTGGTCCAAGTACGGAAGCCAGACCAGCCTAGAAGTAGTTAACGCCATTCTATATGCGGAAGACTTGAAAGTACAGAGATTTTTCAGCACAGAATGGGGTGAGATCCGCTACGGAAGAATGCTCCCCTTCAGAAAGCCTGTACAGGCATGTCCCACTATAGAGGAGGTAAATCCGGCTTCTATACCACATACTCTGCTGCAAGTGTTCTGCCCCCAATACACCACTCTAGACAGCAAGAGGAAAGCACACATGGGAGCAGTAGAGAAGCTGAAAAGAGTCATGGAACCCATTTGTAAGGTGCAGACACAAGAATCTGCAGTACACATTGCCAGATCTCTTATTGACAGCAACAAAAAGTGGCTGCCCACCGTTGTAGACCACACCCCCAGGACTGCTGAGATGGCACATTTCTTGTGCAGCAAATATCACTATGTGCATACCAACACACAAGATCTAAGCGACACGCGCTCCATAGACAATCTATGCGGAGAACTTGTGAAGAGATCTCTGAAGTGCAGATGCCCAAAGGAGACTCTGGTCGCCAACCTAGACAAGATCACCATACAAGGGAGACCGATGAGGGAAGTGCTTGCTGACCACGATGGGGAGCTCCCCTACCTGGGAATATGCCGAGTGGCTATGGGTCTCAGTACACACCACACAATGAAGATTAGGAGCACCAAGTTCTCTATCCTTAACAGTGACCACCCTCGCATTGAGGTGAAAAAGGTCTTCTCATTGAGCCCGGATGTGCAAGTGACCATACCTTATAGGAGATTCAAAGGGAAAGCGAAGGTCTATTTCCAAAACGACCAGATTCAAGGATATTTCAGCTGCACAGACAGGCAGATAGATGAGATCAAGATTAGTGCCCCCAAGAACGCACCCCTACTAGAACCCCTACTTGACATCTGCTACTATGGATCCTTCATAGAACCGGGCTTTGAACAGACCTTCGGATTTTACCCAGCCGGAAAGAGAGAATTTGTGGACAGTTTCTTCATGCATCACTCCAAAGACCACAAGGCCTTCTTGATCCACATGGGCCTTGACAAGGATCTGAGCCTCCCTCTGTCACCAGAACTCAATTGGAAAGAGCCAGCTCTTAGCAAAGTCTGCCGTGTGACAGAGCTAGACAGCACCGTACAGCCGTACACCTCTGCCACTAGAGAGTTTGTGCTGGGAGAAACGCTCAATGTATACACCCAACATGAGAATGGACTTGAACTGCTCATATGCCCCACAGAGATAAGGAGTACGAGAGGTCCTCTTCCTCCAGGAACCAACCTGAGCGGCAGTGAATTCATAGATATATACCAAGACCCTTTCAGCAGAGCCAAAAGCCTGCTGAAGTCCACCATACTGCACGCAGAGAGATGCAAAGAGTTCGTTGGCAACATGCTCGAAGAGTACCAAGACCCTGCAGAGACGACCGTGCAAAGTCTAGTGCCCATTAACACTTGGGGGAAAAGTGCCAAGAGAAAGCTACAAGAGGAAATCACCAGCGATCCAGACTGGCACCAGTGTCCAAGAAAGCGAGCAAAGATGTCTTACCTTGCTATAATAGCAGGTAGTATCCAAGACAGAGACAAGAAGCAAACAAATGTTCCTCGGGCTTTCATGCTTAGGGGATCGCAAATAGAGTACGACATGAAAGCCACCAGAGGGCTTGTGGTGGACACCACCAATAGGATCATAGTAGGGGGTGAAACAGTCCTGAGAGAGGGCAAAGGAGGGCCCGAAGGGTATGTCCAAACAGGGGTGTTTGAGGAGCAACCCAGGTGCTACCTAGTAGACACTCCAGACCACGGATTGTCGATGGGCCTCTCCAGATTCTGTGTACACTCTCAAGGTCGGTACTTTCAATACGAGAAGAAGATCTCTATATGGGAGGAGACCGACAACATCAAAGCGACTATCGACTCCCAGAGGGACCTGAAGAGAAGGAGGGATATAGAGGAGATGGTCAGCAAGAGGGCAAGGATTGTGTAGTCGCAGAACGGGAGTACAGCTTTTTTCTTGAAAAATCGCCTTGATTTCTCT